CCCTCCTTTACCAGCAGTAGAACCGATAGCTACTAGCCCAGTAGGAGAAGATACTCCTTGACCTGCCTGATAACCAAGTAGCGTGTTGTAAGATGTCGTTGTTATAGAGTCTCCTGCCTGATAACCAACCGCTGTGTTTTGAGTACCTGTAGTCAACGCGGTTAAGGCTTGGTAGCCTACAGCTACTGTGCTGCCTGCGGTAGATGTTCCTGGCGACCCATACATCGCTCTACTACCAATAGCTACGTTCTGTGCTCCCGTATTAAGTATCCCACTAGCATAACCAAGAAGCGTGTTATCACTATTAGTCGTTATTGAGTTACCAGACTGAAAACCAACAGCTGTGTTGTTTGACCCAGTAGTTAACTGCAATGCCTGAGCACCAACCGATGTGTTGTTGCTAGTCGTTGTTACATTGCTCAACCCCAAAATACCGACAGAGGTGTTACCGCTACCGCTAGTTATAGCCCTTGATGTTCTGTCACCAAGCGCAGTATTAGACCCACCAGTAGTCAGCGCTTTTAATGCTTCGTAACCTACTGCTACTGTGTTGTCAACCGTAGTAACTTTTAAGGAGTCTGCACCTATAGCAATGGTGTTTGCACCAGTGGAGCTATAACCTGAGTGCTTTCCAATTCTAATTGAATTTTCTCCAGAGCTATTATATCCTGCTTCATGCCCAATCCCAACAGAGTAAGCACCAGTGTTTGTTCTGTTAGCTTGATACCCAACGCCTACGATGCCATAGCCGCTTGTATTGTAGTTAGCTTGAAAACCAACGCCAACTCCCCAAGCTCCCATATTGGACCCACCAGCTTCAGAACCAACCATAACGCATTGGTCATCATCCCCTGAAAACCCAGCCCCTGCCCTGTAACCTACATAAACTTGATTTCCATAACCGACAGCATTCAACCCAGCTTCATACCCTAGAATGGTGTTATTACTACCAGTTAAGCTTGTTCCAGCAGAATAACCTAAGAGAGTGTTGTTTGATCCAGCGGTTAAAGCATCCCCAGCCTGATAACCTACAGCAGTATTCCCAGCTCCTATGGTTAAGGCAGTTAAAGCTTGGTAGCCTACTGCTACTGTGTTGGTTGCAGTAATTGTGCTATTCCCAGTAGATATTAATACGTTATTACTAGCGTCCGTAATGTTAGCTTTTCCAACAACATCCAATGCCTCAGCAGGTGTAGCCGTACCGATACCTACATTCCCAGACCCTCTAATTATCATAGATGGGTCAAGACCGTTCGTTCCAGTAAAGAATTGTAAAGCCCCCGTATTGTCTGCTCCGTCTCTTCGAGCGTATAATCTAGCTACGTAATTACTAGTAGACGTCTCTGTTACGTCATTAAGGGTAAATACAATACCTCCACCAAAACCGTCACCCATGTCGCCACTTGTCTTAGTGGTGAGTTCCATTGCGCTAGCGATACCAGTAGCGTCAGTAAATGCACCAGAGGTGAGGGTGGTTTCTCTTGTAAAGCCAAGGACTGGGAATGTGCTAGAAGTAGCGTTAATCTGGCCAGCGATATCTAGCGCTACTCCTGGAGAGCTAGTTCCAATTCCTACATTCCCAGCAGTGTAGTAGATGTCGCTACCAGAGGTTGTCCATGGTGAGCCTGAGAAGTCTACGAACGTAACAGCGCCAGCACCATCGGTTTGTAAAAGCTGTCCTGTGGTTCCATCAGCAGTAGGCAGGGTATAAGCAGATACCTGACCCGTAGTGCCGCCAATAAAGAACTTACCGCTTGCCAGGTTCGGGATGTCATTTGTTCTACCAATAGCAGAAACCTTCATTTTTTGAATGTTGGTTCCCGTGGTTTGAAGCACAATCCCTACGTTCTGAATAAGATCCGTAGAAGCAGAGGGCTTTGTTGTTGTGAGACCACCTGTGCTACCAACGTATACTATATCCCCTACAGAAACACCAGTAAGCCCCGTGACAGTTTTATTAAACAGGCCAGCCGCAATCGCTTCACCGTTTGCTCCGTCTAAAGTTTCTTCGAGCAGAACACCAACAACTGGCATTTTAGCGGAGTCATTAGCGCAGGCAGCGCCGACTAGGATGCTTGCTCCAGAAATACCTTTAGCGTACAAGGGGGAACCAGCAGAAAGAGTGCTCCCCTCGTTGTTCTGAATCTGAAGGTATACAGACTCTACGTAGTCCCAAGCCGTATCGTAATCAGTAGCGCTTTGCTTGACAATTACCTGACCCTCTACACCGCCTGTGGGAACTCCTTGACCGTCGGCACCATCTGCACCATCAATACCTGGCAAACCCTGGATACCTTGAGGGCCCTCTGGACCAGTGGCCCCCGTTTCCCCCTGGGCGCCCTGGATGCCTTGAACGCCCTGAATACCCTGCTCACCCTGAGGTCCAGTGTCACCCTTATCTCCCTTGATGCCCTTCTCAGTAACCGTCAATGAGACATCAGCAGGTTTAGTCACCGTCACCGTAGTTGGTGAGGGGACCGTGATGTTTACCTGATTAGTATCGTTGTCGAAGTTTATAGCCATTAGTATATTTTATTCCGTTGGGTGCCACTCATTGGGGTTGGGAGGATAAGGGATCCTTACATCTTCCTGCCAGTACCAGTCTGTAATTCCGTTTATCAGCTCTATATGGTCTGCTAATGACTGCTCGTCATCAAAAATACTTAGGAACTGCTGACCCGTAGTTAAAACTTGACCTGGCTCTATGTAGCCAACCTGCTGCGGATGTAAGTCCACACCGCTAGAATAAGCGACCCAAAACTTAGGTCCAGTTTCCTCTGTGCAATGAAATGTTGTAGTTGATAATTGCATTTGTTTTTTAATTTCCGCTAGGGCCTGCGTCCGTTATAGTCCAACCATAAGTTCCTGTAAGTAAACTTCTTGCAGAAGCCGCATTAGAGTTATAGTTTAGGCCAGTAGCCCCCAAAGATACGTTAGATTGAATGTTTGGTGCTTGAGCTGCCCATCCAATAAGAGTGCTTGAGTAATTCGCATCTGAAAGAGCCGTGTTGTTCAACATGCTACTCATATTTGAACATGAAGATATGTCCCATGACCCTAAATTCTGATTAAAGGAGGTAGAGCCAGAAAACATGCTTTGCGTTGAGCTTGGCTTAATATTCCACCCAGATATATCCTCGTTGAATCCAAGTCTGTTATAGAACATCCCTGTGGCAAGAACGGTCCCAGTTCTAAAGGTCCAACCAGTTATGTTTGGTGAAAATCCGTTTCCCGCGTCTGAGTATTGTCTAGCGAAGCAGTACCAAAAATTAGTGACTCCGCTCACGTCCCAGCCAGAGAGATCTAGCTGAGAAAGATCTGAAGGCCCATTAAACAGGTTCTTAAGGACGGCGCAGGACGAGGTTACGTTCCAGCTATTTAACGAAGCTATATTAGCGGCAGACATGGATCGACAACCAAAAAACATTTCGTCGAAAGTCGTAGCGCTACTCACGTCCCAATTGGAAAGGTCTTGATTAAAACTCATTCCAGCTCCACCGACGCCCCTGGTGAATCGATCCCAGAACATCCTTGAAAAGTTGGTTACGTTGGATACATCCCATCCGCCTATATCCTGATTAAACGCACCGTTTTCATAAAACATATCGTTAAGACTAGTTATTGAGCTAGTATCCCATGAGCCTATGTATTGATTAAAAGGCATTATAGAAAACATAGAGTTGAAACTAGTTAATCCAGAAACGTCCCAAGTGTCTAAGCCAGTGTTTACTCCTCCTACTCCGCCGTTATTAAAAGCGGTAGCTTGTCGAAACATGGAGATAGCACTGGTGCATTTACCCATGTTCCACCCGCCAATATCTTGGTTAAAAGAAGAGGCGCTGTTGAACATCTCCGACATAGAAAAAGTCGAGGTCGTTGAAAAAGACCAGCTGCCTATATATTGATTAAAGGAGGAACAGGACTTAAACATGCCATTAAAGGCAAGGGTACCCTTAAGGTTTGAAACATCCCAAGTGTCAAGCCCTGCGTTAAGACCTCCCACGCCACCGTTGTTGAAAGAAGTGCAGCCATCGAACAGCCTATAGCCAATAGAAGTCTTACTAATGATAGAACTCCAATTGGTAAAGTCTTGATTCAAAGAAGAGCATCCAGTGAATATCTCCCTCAAGCTAAAGTTGGTGGTAGTGACAGCACTAAAATCCCAGTCGCTCAAGTCTTGATTGAAATCAACACAACTAGAAAACATGCTTTGTAAGTTTGCAACACTTGATCCGATTACCCAATCATTCATGCCAGTGCCAGAAACGCCAGCCGCCGAGCCGTTATTAAAGTTAGAGCAGTTAGAAAACATATTGTTGAGCTGGGTCTTATTACTTAAATCCCAACTTCCTATATACGTGTTAAACGAAGAGCACCCGTTAAAGTAGTGGTCGAACCTTCCGCTGCCGCTTGTGTCCCATGTGTCCATGCCGAACCCCGCGCTGCCGTTTGGTTCACCAGGAGGGTACCCATTATTAAAATTGTTGCTCCCCCTGAATTGACTTTCTCCATTAGTCGATATGATCGGAGACGCTGTAGTTGACCAATTCTCTAGGCTACCGTTCCCAGCCCATCCGCGCCAGAAATTATCCCTAAGACTCTTGCTTCCAAAAGCTGGGGCTTTTTTCGTTATAAAGTCTGGGCCAGAATCACCTGGATCAAAACCAATAAAGCCGCCCTCGTTAAGGTAAATGATAGCTGGACCCCACTGAATAACCTCCAAGACCTTGTAGCGCTCGTTAGGGCCGCCAGAATACCCGCTGGTAAACTTTAAATTGTCTAATCCTCCAGGGGCGTTTTCCCTTATGGTAATGAAATACTCACCTTCAGCAGAGTAAGTGTGGGTGGCTTCAGCTTGATTGTACGATATTATCGTGTCGCTACTTCCGTCGCCCCAATCAACATTAAAATTGTAGCTACCTATGTCATCTAAAGGCAAAGCAAACTGATCTGAATTAGTGGATCCAGTATCAGTATTGCGTGTGTCTATCTTTATTACGAAATCCTTGTCTTGAGGTTTCGCAGAGCTTACAGTTTGAGAAAACGAACCCATTACGCAGTCTCTCTTTCACCAGTTAATGTCCAAACATCTTGAGCCACCTTCTTGAGGCCTACGACAGCGTACTGACCAGCTGTTAATAACGTCTCAGAAGAGTTTATCGTAACGCCCGTACCAGCAGCAATCGTAACCTGATAGGCTGAACCTTGTTCAAACATGATCTCACAATCAGTATCCCAAGAGGCAGCGGATTGAGGCTGAACGGTATATGTTGCTGGGGCAGAACCTGTATGCTTTATGTATTTCTGAGAATCAGAAGCGATTAGGTTTCTACCGCTAGTCTCTACGGAGGTGGCAAAAAGGGTTCCAGAAGGGCCAGAAGGGCCAGCTGGACCTATTAATCCAACCTCATCGGCTTTCTGAATTTGAAAGTATCCGTCTATCGGATTTAAAGCACCACTAACGTCACTGTAATCATACGCCCTTAATTCAATAACCTCAGTTCCGTTTGGGCAATAAAGTATTTTGTCTAGCGTCGTGCTGGCTTCGTTACTACCGTTAGATGATCTTACATACCCAACAGCAGTGCCTTCTTGAGCAGTTCCATCAATGTAAATTTGAAGGGCTGGGGTTATTCTTTGCCCCGTACTATAAAACGATATCCCAGCAGAAACCCTGTAATAGCCAGCCTCGCTAACGGTAAAGCTGGTGGTGGACCCAGGGGTAGCTGTTATAGAACTACCCACATTGAATTCTACAGCCGAAAACTGAACGTTTGCAGGTGTTGTACTCGTGTAATCTACGCTGGTGGTTATGGAGTTAAAGCCAGCGGCTTTAAATACTGGTGATGTAGCGTCTAGATTTACGGTTACGTCTCCCAATCCGCTCGTTGGGGATAAGGAAACGTTGTTCCCAGCTATAATGGAAGTAACGCCTCCCTCAATCGTTCCTGGCTCCCACTGACTGGCCGCATTATCCCACACCAGGGCTTGACCGTCTGATGGCGCTACGGTGGTAGTGTCTACATCGCTAAGGTCGTCAATACTAGATGTTGTGATGTCTCCCGCTGGTCCTGTCGCACCTTGGGGGCCAGTAGGTCCTGTTGCCCCTGTTTCCCCTTGAATTCCTTGTGGTCCCTGCGGGCCTGTAGCGCCTGTAGCACCTTGCGGGCCTGTAGCTCCTGTAGCTCCTGTCTCTCCTTGGACACCCTGAGGTCCCTGAGGACCAGTCTCTCCCTGAGGACCAGTCTCCCCCTGAATACCCTGGATGCCTTGAATACCTTGAATACCCTGCGGCCCAGTAAAATCGCTAGTCGTAAAAGAAGTTCCGTCCGTGTAGTTTACAGTGAATGTGCCATTCCCGTTATCTACGGTTGATTCTACTCCAACCCCAGTGTCACCCTTGTCACCCTGAGGTCCCTTTCGTTCTAAAGTGACCGTGAGCCTTGCCATTATACCGCTGTTGAAATATCTTCTTTAATCGTAAATATCCCTCTAAGTACAGTGGTTACTTTTTGAAACCCGTTAACCAAAACCTTGTATTGAAGATCATATGGGAATCTACCCACAGGAAGCTTAGATGTTGATTCAGCGGTTGCCCTCAAAACCACGTTGCCTAAGTCGTCAATATCTTCAAAAGTGAAGATGGGTGATTCTGCTTGTTTTAACTGAGAGACACCTTTCGTTTCAGATTCTGTCAAAGATGAACCAGCAATAATTGTAGGAAAAGATGACCTAGATGCCACCTGTCTTTGAACTGGAGACTTAACCTGAATAATAAATTCATACTCATCCGTCAATAAGGGCAAGTTTGCGCTTGCGCTATCCTTAAAATTTAGATACAACTCAAAGGAATCACCACGCTTAATCGTGATGTCTAACTTCTCCGATACGTCTAAGTTTGCTTTACTAGCCATATTAGTTCATTTGATTTGGTGGTTGCTGCATAGGCATAAGACCCTGAGGGATAGGGGCCATCATTTGAGATAACTCGCCTCGCTTACCATCCCTCTGAGAGATTAACTTGCTCTGCTCGACAGCCTGCTTCTTTACTCTATCATCCTTTCTGTCCTCCTTGAGAACCTCAAGCTTCTCTTTGAATTCCTGATCATCAGATCGAACGCCGAGAATAGCTTGAGCCTTAATCATTTCGATCTCCTTCTTAAACTCATGCTTCATCTGCTCCATCTGAGCATCTAGCTGGGCTTGCATCTGCATCTCCTGAGCTTTTAGCTGAGCCTGCATCTGCATCTCTTGCTGCTTAGCTTGAGAAGTAGCCATAGCAGATTGCTGCTGAATCTGAGCCTGCTGCTGAGAGTTCTGCATAGCCATCTGTTGCTGCTGGGCCATGCGCTTCTTACGACGCACAATAAGCAACCTCTCGGCTTGATTGATATCTTTCAACTGTCTAATTGCAATTGCATCCTCAATATCCAATTCTTTTTGCTGAAGAGACATCTGGATGTTTTGTTCAAGGTATGCCCTATCTTGATCCTCCATCTCTTTAACAACCCTAACTCCAAAATTGTACATAGGGAGGCTGTTGAATGAAGATAACACGGACATATTTTCATCCCCTATAGCGTTTGCGTATATGCTGTAAAGGACAGATTCTGGTGGGATGATCTGAAGGCACTTAACTATATCCTCACACACCTTCTTAAACAGAACCATAGAGGCGTTTGTGATATCGTATATAGCGTTGTTACCTGCGGCAATAGCTTGCTGCTGAACACCAACGAGTGTATCGCCTTTTGGTGTAGAAGCATCCATCATTTCATTAATACCCGTAGTATCTCGGATCAAACGCAAATAATGGTTGTACAACCCAATCAGCTCATTAATGTTTCTAATAGTATTTCCAATCTCTCTTACAGGAGGATTCTGGAAACCACCCTCTGGGTTCTTACTTCTGTAGTAAAAGACACCCGTCTGCTCGTAGATATCGTGAAGGTCCAGCGGCTGCAACTCTCCACCCTTGCCAAGCTGAACGTTTTCTAACCCCTCGATGTCAATGATCAGGCCGTCTGGTTTAGCCTTAGCAATAGCTTGCTGAATCTTAAGGTGAGTCAACTGAAGCATATCAGCAAATCCAATGCAGGACTCCACCATTGACTTAGGCATGATGTTCCTAATATTGGTGGATACAACAGAATAAGACATCCTGGCTTTGGATATATCCTGCATATTTTTAGGGGTGTTCTTCGCCCTACCATAATTAAATATGTAGTCCGTACCAAGAATATAGCTACCCGCATAAATAGTTTTTATCTCCATTCTGTGAGGGGTCCTCTGGTAAACACTGCCCTGCTTTGGTTCGTAATCAAAGCCCTTCATGAAGAAGTTTATATTGCCAAATTTGTTCTCCTTCTCCTCAAAGTGTATTGCGTCAACAGAAACAAACTCGAAATCAAGCACATCAACCATGTACTCGTCGTACCCGTACTCATTTCGCTGCAAGTGTCTATTGTAGCTGGATGAATTCAAATAAGATGAATCATTTCCAAACTTATTTCTTACCGTGGTAGCAATCTTCTTAAAGTCCTCCTCTTCAATCTCGTGACCAGCCAAGCGCTTTAGCTCCTGAATAGAGATTCGTTTAACATGACCAGCATAAATTATATCATCAAAGTTTGGATCCTCAGTATAACTGTGTATGAAGTTTATTGGATCTATATACTCAGTTTTAATTCCCTCGTTAGGATCGTTGCTTCTTTTAACAACGGCCATGCCAATCGAAACAAGATCATTAACACACCTTCTAAATACGCTGTCATTGAAGTTATTCCAAGAGAGCGTCATGTTAGTTCCGATTTGAGCTGAAACCTCGGCATCGGTTTTAACATTTGTCCCCATGAATATTTCTGTCTCCTCTTCAGACTGTGGAAGCTGTTCTGGGTCTATGTCCAGCACCATGCCCGTCTTATCCTTAAGATTAAGTAGGCGCTCTCTGTTCGCTACCTGAAGTTCAATACTCTTTTTCTTTCTATTTTTTTCAGAGGAAGAAAGAGGGTCCACGGCCTCTAAGTTTGGGTATGGCTCCCTGGACAGTATTTTGTTTACTACAACGCGAACAAACTTAGGTAAAATGGGAACGGGAGTGTAATCAAGATTCAATAAGCTCCCATCTCCGTCATTTGGGTTCAATGACCTAAGAAGCTTTTTGTATATATTTGTTGACTGTACGCCATTAGCATAGTCTCTGTTCTTTTCAATCCTGGATGATCTCTGACCAAACAAAGAATTGGCCTCGGTACTTTTCCCCCACTGAGACTCTATTGCCTTAGCATACTGCAAGCCGTACTCCCTGCTTTCCTTTTTTCCTGTTTGGGCTAAAGGATCTGGAAAAGAAGTCCCCTTCTTTTTACTGTTTATATTATCCATGGATTTTTTTGCAGTGTATGCGTATTTTGCAAATATAGCAAATCCATGTTAGACCTTATATCTCCTGAAAAAGCGCTTCTCTGAAAAATCAGCGGGCGGTTTTTCTTTCTTTGCTTTTTGAGCAGCAAGAAGGGCCAGCCCAGAACTAATAGTCAAGTCAAACTTAGTTCGCTTGTCAATTTTATAGCTTATCCAATCCTCCAGCGTTCTATTAAAATACATCTTTCCAATCTCTCCACTCTCAAGATTAATGCCTACATGATCATGAATGTATGCTTCGATTGCATGAGCATGAGCCTGAATAACATCCTGTGAATTAGATGGTATACCCTTCGTTCTAACGCTAGAAGAACTAGCAGACTTCAAGTGTTCTGGGCGGTCCATTAAGTAACCATCGTAACCCCTTGATTCAAAGTATCTTGCAATGCCGTACTTATTGTTCTCTATAAGTATCGGGTACCCATAGTGAAATGCACACATAAGAACATCCTCATAGAATATGCTAGCAAGGTCTGGACGAGAAGCGTACTCCACAACAAACATATTAGGCGGGACATCCATATTGAATTTATTGTAAAGGTGTAAAGCACCCTTGGAGCCCCTGCTATCTACAGTCACATCGAGATCATATGAGTCAACGCCACCCACCCCTATATGTGCATTTGGAGCGACTCTCTTGCCTCTGTTGTCGGCTTTCTTATTTGCTAAGTGAGCTGGCGGCAACCATGCAACACGGAACCTACCATTCGGATCTGGAGAGAAAACAACCTCCTCATCTTTATTCTTCCATATGAAGTTACCCTGAACCACTGGGTTTGGAAATAGATCATCGTTGCTCTCTATCTGCTGATATATTTTACCGATATTAAATAAGCTCCCCTCAATGCTGTCCCTGAATGCCTCATCTTCGGTAAAGGGAAACTGCCTAATAATCTCATTGAGCTCTGATGGGTCATTCTTAAATGACTTCCTCTCGTTCTTTAAGTATGTCTTCGCACCCTGATTCACGAAGTCACCATCAACTCCAATGAGCTCCTTCTCTGGCTCATCTATGACAGCATTCCCATACTTATCGAAGAATCCCTCTAAGGCCTCATAAGCTGGGATGAATATTCTGTAAAGACCAGACCTGGTTCGTCCATTATTGTTTCTTTCATTGGGATCAGAATCAGCCCATAATCCTCGGTACTCATCCCCACCCTTGTCCATTGGGTTCACTGTACTCCCAACAATAGCCTTCCCCACTATGCGCTTACCAACAATAAGGCATGTTCGCTCAATACGCCAAGCCTCCCTTATGTCCGATGGCTTCTCCCACTTCCCAGCCTCATCCAAATACAACATATGTAGCTTCTCACCGTCATATGCGTTGTTCGTGGTATTCTTCCAGTTTATTACTGTGTTCAGCGCGTCCCCTCTGTTTGAGGTCTTGTTGTTTTTAGTAATTCTTTTCGAAGGCTCTCTGAAAGCGAGCTCCATGCGGGGATTCGTAGTACCATCCTGAATTGGTTTGAAGAAGAACGGGTAACTGCGGAATATCGCAACTACTTTCTTCATGAAAATGTTTTCCTGCGCGTCTTTACCAGTCTTTGACTGAATGCCCAACAACTTCTCTTTAACTTGACTAGCCTCGTCCACAAGGACAGAAGAGCATATATTAGTGTAGCCAGAACGACGACACTTAGTATAAAGCTGACCGAAACAACGGGGATCAGCTTCGCAAGCAGCCATGTGGAGAAAGATTTCCCTTTGGAAAGCGAGGTATGATGG